AAGAAACCGACGTCGCGCAGGTGGATAGCCTTGAGACGGACAGGAGCGGCCGCAGCCTTTCCGTCGAGCTCGCGGCAACCCTTTACAGCGGCCAGAAAATCAGCATGGAGGTGAGCGCATAAATGAGCAGCAACGAATGGGGCCTCACGGAAAGAGGCTTCCGACGGCCAACGTACACAGAACTCCTCGACGCCCTCGAATACAAGGCGCGAGAGCTTTTCGGCACCAAGGCCAACCTCACCGTCCGCTCGCCCATCGGCCTGTTCCTACGGATTTACGCATGGATTCTGAATATGCTGTTTTCCACAATCGAGGACGTCTATAACAGCCGTTTCGTCGATACGGCCGTGGGAACCAGCCTATACAACCTCGGCAAGGCCATCGGCCTTCGCCTCCTTTCGGAGCAAAAGGCCAGCGGCTACATCACCGTCAAGGGCACACCGGGCACCATCGTACCGGCAGGCTGGCTCGCGGCCACCGTAGCGGGCTATCAGTTCGTCGTTGTGGCGGCCGGAGAGATAGGCAGCGACGGCACCGTAACGCTACCGGCGCAGGCCACCGTAGCAGGCGCAGACGGCAACGTAGAGAAGGAGACCATCACGACCATCGTAAACCCCGGCATCCCGGAAGGAATCACAAACGTCAGCAATCCCGCGGCGTTTGAGGGCGGCCGCGCCCGGGAGACGGACGAGGATTACAGAGACCGCTACTACAAATCCGTTGACTACGCAGGCGGCGTCAACGCCGACGCCATCCGGGGCGAGATTCTCCAAAATGTAGAGGGCGTCTATGCCGTCATCGTCTACGAGAACGACACGGACGAGGAAGACAGCGACGGCCTCCCGGCACACAGCATCGAGGCAGTCGTTTACGGCGGCCTCGATGGAGACATTGCAAAGCAGATATTCCGGCGCAAGGCCGCAGGCATTCAGACCCACGGCGGCAAGAGCGTCTCCGTCCTCTCCGACAGCGGAGCGACCTACACCATCAAATTCTCGCGGCCCACGCTCGTTGACGTGTGGGTGAAGATTACAGACCTCGTAACCGATGAAGACAAGTTCCCGACCAACGGAAAGGCCCTCATCAAGGCAGCAATCATCGACTACATCGGCAGCGACGCCAACGGCGGCACCACAATCGGCGAGGACATCTACTACAACCGGCTACCGGCCGTCATTTACACCGTTCCCGGCGTCCTCGACTTCGAACTCAAAATCAGCAGCGACGGCAGCGCCTACAACTACGACAACATAGAGATAAGCAGCCGCCAGAAAGCGGTCACGGCAGAAAGCAAGGTGAGCATCACATGAGCCACGGATACCTCGGAAAGATGCTCGACCTTCTTACGGGCGCATACAACCGCGCAGACGTCCGAAACGCCCACAACAGCCTGCCGCTCGAGACGAACATCGGCCGCCTCTTTGACACCTTCTCGTGGGGCCTTGAGCTCGTGCATGAGCAGGCAGACAAAATCCTGCTGTGGGACGACCTCGACAACGCGCAGGGCAGCGTGCTCGACCGATACGGCGAGAACTTCGGTGTAGCGCGGGATGGAGCCTCGGACAAGTTCTACCGGCTCCTCATCAAGGTCAAGATGATAAGCCTGCTTTCCGGCGGCGACATCGAGACCGTCATCAGCGCGGCCGCAACCCTTTTCGACATCCAGCCCGGACAGGTTGACCTCGACGAGGTGTTCCCGGCCAAAGTCTGGATATACGTTGACGAGGACATCCTAACGGCCGCACAGATTGACACGGCAGACCTCATCGCCGCAGTTATGAAGCGTATAGTCGCAGCAGGTGTCGGCATGAGACTTTTCCTGCGCAGCCGCAAGAGCTACACGCAGACCGTCTACATCAACACCGGCTTTGCGACGTCTTCCCGCATCACGGCCCGGCCGCCGAACGTCAACCGCAGAGCAACGGCAACGCTCTACACGGGCACCGCAGCCGTCTACCTGACGGCCGTAACCATAAAACCAGCCAACTAAAGGAGGAAGCACAATGCCAGAAATCAGCTTCAACGACGGCAGCTATTTGACCGAGAAGGGCAACGCCCTTATCGGCAAGCTGCTCGCATCCGAGGGCACCCTCAAATTTACCAAAGTCACAGCAGGCGACGGCAGCATCCCGAGCGGCAAGAGCCCGGAGGGCATGACGGAGCTGGGGAACTACGTCACAGACGGCCTAATCGCCTCCGTAAGCAGCAGCGCCACCGGCGAGGCGTCCGTCGTCGTGCAAATCAGCAGCATCGACCTCGCGCAGGGCTTCTCTTGCACGGAGCTCGGCCTCTGGGCAGAAGACCCGGACGAGGGCGACATCCTTTACGCCTACCTCTACTTGCAGCAGCACCCCGAGTGGATAAGAGCCGACGCGGACGCCGTAAACAAACTCGCAACCTTCACCATCGTCACCATCGTCAAGAACGTTGCGCTCGTTACGGCTGTCATCAACCCCGAGGCATTCGCGACGATGGACGACCTTGCCAAGTACGCCCTCATCGGCCACAGCCACACCATCAGCGACATCATCGGCCTGCAAGACATTCTCGACA